GGTGACGCGCGACCCCGGAATTTCACTAGTGCCAAAAAGGTAAAATCGTTTACCATCGACCTGACAAAGCTTGTCAGGATTGATTAAAAAATGACCAAAAGTGACAAAAAAGGGCAGATAGAGACACTTAATGTCAGCAAAGCCGTCTACGCGCAGATGAGAGGAATCAGCAAGCAGGCAGTTCACAAGGCGTGTCGCGAAGGGAGGCTCACTGCCGCCATCCACCCAGACGGCAAATTGGATGTCGAACTGGCAGATCAACTTTGGGCGGCAAACACCAATCCTGTCGTTGGCTGGCACTCCACCATGAAGCAACGTCAGAAAAAACTGAAAGAGGATGTGGTTGAGAAGGCTATCGCGGTCGGAATCGACCCCAATGCCGTGCCGACCCTGTTGGAATCCAAGACGGTCGAGGCGGCATTCCGCGCCAAACTGGCTCAGATCGAGTACGAGGAGAAAATCGGCAAATTGGTGCCCGTCGAAAGCGTCAAAAAGGAGGCATTTCGGCTAGCCAGGATCGTGCGCGACTCAATGTTTGGTATCGCTGATCGCATCGCGGCAGAAATCGCCGGAATCAGCGATCCGTTTCTGATCCACAAGAAGCTAAGTGACGAGATTCGGACTGCCATTGCGGAGATCAAGGCAGATGAGTGAGGTGTATCGCGGCGCGTTTTTCAATGGACTGACACCCGATCCAGATTTGACCGTGTCCGCATGGGCAGATGAGTTTCGATTTCTGAGCCAGAAGGCGTCGGCAGAACCTGGTCGATGGCGAACAGATCGGACGCCATATCTCCGCGAGATTCTGGATTCATTGTCTCCCGGCGATCCGACTCAGCGAGTTGTGTTTATGGCGGGGGCACAGGTCGGCAAGACCGAAACCGGAAACAACTGGTGCGGGTTCATCATCGATATGGCACCGGGGCCGCTGATGATGGTGCAACCGACAGTAGATATGGCGAAGCGATTGTCGAAGCAACGACTTGCGCCAATGATTGAGGAAACTCCTCGATTGCGGGGAAAAGTCGCGGACTCCCGATCTCGAGATTCGGGAAACACCATGATGGCAAAGGAATTCCCCGGTGGATTCCTGATGATCACGGGAGCCAATTCTGCGGTTGGATTGCGCTCCATGCCGGTGCGGTATTTGTTTCTGGATGAGGTTGATGCCTATCCGGCAGACCTTGATGGCGAGGGCGACCCATGCAACCTGGCCGAAAGGCGCACAACGACCTTTGCGCGCCGGAAGATATTTATGTGTTCGACGCCAACCATCCGCGATGCGAGCAGGATCGAGGCAGAATATCTGGCAAGTGACCAGAGACGGTTTTTCGTACCGTGCCCGCACTGCGGCTCATCTCAGGAATTGCTCTGGAAGAATTTGAAGTGGGAAGACGGTGATTCCAAAACCGTTGTCTACGCCTGCGAGGCCAACGGCTGCGTCATCGAGGAGCGACACAAGACCGATATGCTGCTGGCGGGCAAGTGGCGAGCGACCGCGCCCTCGGATGGCAGGACGCGGGGCTATCACCTGTCATCGCTGTACTCGCCGCTTGGCTGGAAGTCATGGGCAGAAATCGTGGATGAGTTCCTGCGCGCAAAGGGCGATCCACCTCTGCTCAAGACGTTCGTAAACACGATCCTGGCAGAGACCTGGGAAGACGAGATCGCGTCGAAGATTGGCGCGGGAGAGTTGCAGGATAGAGTCGAACTCTACCGTCCAGGCGCAGCACCAGCAGGCGTCCTGACGATTGTCGCGGGAATTGATACGCAGGATAACCGGCTTGCGATCACGGTTCTGGGGTTTGGTGTTGGGGAGGAAGCTTGGGTTCTGCGGCATGACGAGATTTTTGGTGATCCCGCGCGACCAGAGGTTTGGCAGCAGGCCGGTAACTTGTTGTCCACGCCGATTGAGCATGATGAGTTTGAGAGCATCCAGATCGCGGCGACCTGCATCGACTCGGGGGGTCACTTCACGCATGAGGTCTATGCGTTCGCGCGCGAGTTCAAGCATCTGAACGTCATGGCGATAAAAGGCGTGTCGCTGAAAAACAAACCGATCCTCGGAAGACCGACAAAAGTCGATCTTAACTGGCGGCAACAGACGCTGAAAAACGGTGCGGAGGTATGGCCGGTCGGCACCGACACCGCAAAAGCAACGATCTATTCACGGTTGAAACTCGCGGAGCCTGGGGTCGGGTTTATCCATTTTCACGCTGGACTTGGTAGTGAGTACTTCGACCAATTGACCTCAGAAAAGCTCAGGACGCGATACGTTAGGGGTTACGCAACGCGCGAATGGGTCAAGAAGTCGGGTGCGCGAAACGAAGCATTGGACTGTTTTGTGTATGCGCTGGCGGCGATGCAGTCACTGTATTTTCGGTACAACCGGAAAACGATTTGGGAGCAGTTGGAAAAGAAACTGGTTAAAAAACGAACCCCTGAGCAGGGAGCGACATTGCAAAAACCCCAACGCGGGGGTATCGTTTCATCGAGATCATCATTTGTCACAAATTGGTGAGCATGGAAATTCCATCCGAAATTGTCCAAGGTAACTCGGTAACGTGGCGCGATTCCGCGACCACTGACAGTCTTGGCAATGCCATTACCTCTGCCGATTGGACACTGACCTACTATTTTGGTGGCCCGACTACGTTCAATGTGGTCGGCACCGCGTATAGCTCGGGTTGGGAAGTCTCGCTGTCTGCGGCTCAAACCGGAGCGATGAACGATTCTCTGTCTGCTAACTATTTTTGGCAGGCGACGGTAACGAAGGCGTCTCAGGTCATCACGATTGGGAACGGCAGTCTGCGGATCATCAAGAATCTCGCGACCGCAGTTGCTGGATTTGACGGCAGAAGTCAGACAGAGATCGATTTGGCAGCAGTGCAGGCTGAAATTTCTTCCAGAATTTCTGGCGGGACCACAATTGAGTACCAAATCGGTTCGCGCAGGCTCAGAAAGGAAGCAATGTCTGAGTTGCTGACATTGGAGTCTAGTCTGAAACGACAGGTCTACATGGAAAAGGCTGCACAACAGATGGCGAATGGACTGGGTGATCCTCGGCAGATGTATGTGAGATTCGGCTGATGGCATGGTACTGGCCGTTTTCCAAAAAGGTTGAAAAGAAGCGGGCGTATGCCGGTGCGGCATGGGGCCGCACAATGTCGGATTGGATCGCAAGCGGTACAAGCCAGGATTCTGAAGCGCGGATGGCGATTGCCACGCTGCGTAACCGTGTCCGCGACATGGCGCGCAACAACGACTATGTGTCGAACGCACTGCGAGCGATCCAGAACAATGTGGTCGGTCAAGGGATTCGCCTGCAAAGTCAGGTATCGCGCGCTCGCGGGCGTGGCGCGGGTTCGCTCGATACCATTCTGAATCAGTCAATCGAGGATGCATGGCACCGTTGGGGCCGCGCAGACTCATGCCATACCGCAGGAAAACTGTGTTTCTCTGAGATCGAACGCCTGCTGATCCGGTCTACGGCTGAGTCTGGCGAGGTGTTTGTCCGGATCATTCGCCGTTCATTCGGTCGGTCGCCTATTCCGCTCGCATTGGAAGTCATCGAGGCTGATTATCTCGATGAGAACTTCAACGGCAGTGATGTAACGACCGGAAACACAATCCGGATGGGCGTCGAGGTTGACGAATGGCAGCGTCCCGTTGCCTATCACTTCTGGAAGCTCCATCCCGGCGATATCGCCACCAGTGGACGCGCGGCAACGCAGGCGAGGATTCGGGTTCCGGCGTCTGAAGTGATTCACTTGTTTCGCACTGACAGGCCAGACCAGACGCGCGGAGTGCCGTGGTTTGCCTCGGCGTTGGTGCGGCTGCGACATATGTCTGGGTTTGAAGAGGCTGAAGTCATTGCGGCTCGCGCATCCGCTTGCCAGATGGGATTCATCGAAACGCCCGACCCCCAGTTTGAAGGCGAAGCGATTGTCAATGGCGAGCGTGTAGCTACGTTTGAGCCTGGACAGATTCGCACTCTGGCTCCCGGCGAGCGATTCTCACCGTTTTCGCCAACGCGGCCATCGGGCCTGCTCGATCCGTTCATGCGGTTCATGCTGCGTGGCGTATCGGCTGGCGTTGGAGTCAGCTACGAGACGTTGTCGAAAGATTACTCGCAATCGAACTACAGCAGCAGCAGGCTGGCGTTGCTCGATGATCGCGATACCTGGCGCACCTTGCAGTGCTGGATGATCGAAGCGTTCCATCAGCGGGTTTTTGAAGCATGGCTGGAAATGGCAGTGCTGTCGAACACGCTGAATCTTGCCGGTTACGAGATGGACCGCAACCGTTACGAAAGTGTTCGGTGGATTCCGCGCGGATGGGCTTGGGTCGATCCGAATAAGGAAATTTCTGCATACAAGACTGCGGTTCGCTCTGGTTTTATGACGCTCCGCGATGTTGTCATGCAGAACGGTGGCGATCTTGAGGAATTGCTGGAAACTCGCCGCAGAGAAGTTGAACTCTGTGATGAGTTGGAACTGATTTTTGATACTGATCCGGAAGTGGTCGATATGTCCGGTAAAGCTCAACCGGCACCCATCGAAGATGAGGAAGATGCCCCTGATGATATGGGTGAAACGGAAAATGATTCGACCATGCCTGAGTCGGATGTTGCTTCCTGAGTTAAAAAACAGGATATTCCGCACATGGATCAAGAAATTCGCATGAAACTGCCAGCACTAAAGCGCGCCGCATCAACGGAATTGACCGTAAGTGATGGCGAAGATGCAACGCGCATGGAGTTTTCGTTTTCGAGCGAAACTCCTGTCGAGCGTTGGTTTGGCAACGAAGTTCTTTCGCATGATGCTGGTGCTGCTGATCTCAGCAGGCTTAATGATTCCGCTCCGCTCCTGTGGAATCACAATCCAGACCAGGTGATCGGTGTTGTTGAAAGCGCGCGCATCGGCAACGACAAGCGTGGCTATGCGACGGTGCGATTCGGCACCTCGCAGCGCGCCCAGGAAATCCTGAGCGATGTGCAGGCCGGTGTAATCCGGAATGTGTCGTTCGGCTACCGAATTCTCGACATGGTCGAGCAAAAGAAATCCAAAACTCCGGTGTACACCGCCACTCGGTGGCTTCCACTGGAGGTAAGTGTTGTGTCGATTCCTGCTGATCCCAGTGTTGGTTTAGGCAGGAGCGATGCTGTTGAAGAGCGCGATGTCATCGTGCGATCTGTTGAAAATCCATCCGTTGAGGAAAAACCCATGAGTGAAGTTTCAGTTTCGGCGACCCCCGCCGTCGATGTTTCGGCGGTTCGCGCCGAAGCGGTAGCTACAGAGCGCAGCCGTATTTCGGCAATCCGCGCCCTGGGCGAGAAATTCAACCGTGATGATCTGGCGACCTCGCTGATCGACGGCAACCGTTCGCTGGAAGAGGCTCGCGCAGCATTCCTCGACGTTGCTGGTGCCAAGCAAGTGCCCGTTTCCGGCGCACAAAGCTCCACCGTCGATATGTCCGACTCTGAGGCAAATCGCTACTCTCTGGTACGCGCAATCAACGCCTCCATCTCGGGCGATTGGAGCAAGGCTGGCCTGGAACTTGAAGTATCGCGCTCGCTGGCCCAGAAGGCCGGTCGCGACACCAATGGGTTCTTCATGCCGCTGAACCTTCGTATGGAGACGCGCGCGACCTACGCTGTCGGCGCAACCAGCACGGGCGGCGCAACCGTTGCAACCGATCTGCTCGCAGCATCGTTCATTGAGGTTCTCCGCAACCGCGCGATGATTATGCAAATGGGTCCGACGATGCTGTCCGGTCTGGTCGGCAACGTGGCAATCCCCCGCCAAATCTCGCAGACTACGACCTACTGGGTGACTGAGAACTCGGCAATCACGCAGGCTGAAGCCACGTTCGATCAAGTGACTCTGACCCCGAAGCAACTTGGCGCTCGCTCTCAGTACTCGCGCCTGATGCTCCAGCAGGGCACTCCGGACATCGAAACGATTGTCCGCAATGACCTGGCTCGCGTCATGGCACTTGGCATCGACTCCGCTGCCATCAGCGGCTCCGGTGCTTCCGGCCAGCCGCGCGGCATTCTGAACACGGCCAGCATTGGCAGCGTGGCAATGGGCACCAACGGTGCCGCTCTGGTAAACGCGGCCACGACCGGCACCACTGGTCTGGACCAAATTTTCCAGCTTGAGCGCGCAGTCGATGTTGCCAACGCTCTCAACGGCACCATGTACTACCTGACCAACGCCAAGGTCATCGCGGCACTCAAGCAGTTGAAGTCGGCGCAAGCCGATTACATCTGGACCACTGACAGGTTTAATGGAACGCTCGGCACGGCTGGCAACCTTAACGGTTCGCCCTGCGCGCGAAGCAACCAAGTGCCGTCGAACCTGGTCAAAGGCACCTCCGGCGCGGTTTGCTCCGCGCTGATTTACGGTGATTTCAGCCAGTTGGTAATCGGTATGTGGGGCGGTCTTGAAATCCTCCCCAACCCCTACGGTAGCGGCTACACGGCTGGCTCGGTGGACATCCGCGCAATGCAGACCTGTGACATCACGGTTCGGCATCCGGAATCGTTTGCTGCCATCACCGACATCCTCGCAACCTGATGATGTCCCCCGGCGCGGCTTAAATTCCGCGCCGGGGTTTTCTTTTGAGGAGGCCTCATGGCGCAGTTTCGCGTCCGCGAACAGTTCTATCCGAAAATTGGCGATGTCATCCATTTGCCTGGCGATATCATCGATCTCGATGATGTGCAGGCTGCAAGTGTCGCGCACATGATCGAAAATGTTCCACCTCCTGCAAAAAAGCGGAAGGCAGCAGATGCTGGGGCAGAATGATCTCGATCTTTTTCTCGCCGATTTTGGTGTGCCCGTTGTTCTGAATGGTTCGACGGTCAAGGGGATATTCGATTCCCCAACGAACGTCACCGCTGAAGGCATGATTCTCACCAACGACTATGTGGTGACGTTAAAAACGCCTTCCTCTGGTCTTCCAGTGTTTGGCACTTCCATCACAGTGAACGGAACGGCATACACCGTGCGGGATGCTCGCATGATGGATGACGGTGCGTTCTGCGAGATTCTGGTCACCAAGACATGATCACGCCAGCCGCGCTCGACATCGAATTGCCACAAAACGCCACGTTCTCAATGCAGTTTCAGTTCAAGGATTCGACCGGAACGAATCTGAACATGAACTCCTACACTGTCGATGCTGAACTGTGGACTGAAGGCAAAGGCAGGAAGCTTTCGGATTTCACCGTGACCTGGCTGGATCGCCCGAATGGTCAATTCAAATTGACCCTAGCGTCCACTGTCACTGCTGCCCTGGGCGCTTCAGGTGTTTGGGATTTGCTGGTTACCAATCCTGATGGAACCAAGGACTATTGGCTGCGCGGCGCAGCTACGTTGGCGCTCGGATACACCACATGAGTTCGGTAACGGTTTCATCGACCGTTGCTACGGTCAGTGTCACCACAACTGAACACCAGGTTGTTGTTCAATCGTCCGCGCAGCCCAGCACGGTAAACGTCATCGCGACAGGCCCGCAGGGTCCATCTGGTGGATTGCGAATTGATTCGTACACTAGTGCCACAACCATCACGCCAAACATAGATGCGTTCGATTTTGTCAGCATTGATGCACTGGCTGCTGCGCTATCTTTTGCCAATCCCACTGGAACTCCGGTGAATGGTCAGAGACTGATCATCCGTATTTTGGATAATGGATCGGCTCGGGCATTGTCCTGGGGGGCTGCATACGCATCTGGTGGCGTTCCGCTTCCGACATCGACAACTGCCAGCAAGCGCACACACCTCGGATTCATTTACGATGGATTCGGTCTAAAATGGTATTTGGTGGCGGCAGTCACTCAAACGTGAGGTAAACATGGCACTTCAATATTCTGTATCTGTTCGCAACGCAAAACTTGATGCGGTTGAAACTGCTACCGGCACTTCGGCAATACTTCGCATTCGGTCTGGCAGCGTTCCGGCAACCTGTGCGACCGCAGACAGCGGAACCGTATTGGCGACGGTCAACCTCCCAAGCGATTGGATGAATGCCGCGTCTGGGGGCACCAAAACGCTCCTCGGCACCTGGCAGGACGCATCTGCTGATGCAGCAGGAACGGCGGGACATTTCCGCATCTACGATAGCGCCGGAACCACTTGCCACATCCAAGGCACTGTCACTGCCACTGGCGGCGGCGGCGACATGACGGTGGACAACACCAGTTTTGCCGTTGGACAAAGCTTCACAGTGACTACGTTCACTCTGACTGCCGGTAATGCGTAATGGCCGATTCAGACATTCAAGTAACAGCAGGCACTGGCCCGAAAGTCGATACGAGGACTGTCGGAGCAGGAACGGATGAGCATCGCCAGGTCATGGTCATTGGCGATCCATCGACTGCTACGGATGTCGCAACGGTCACTGCTGCCAACGGTTTGAAAGTAGATGTCACGCGCGTCACGGGTTCTGTGACGATTGGCGACGGCACTCAAAATATCGCCATCGATTCAGTTCAAAGCGATGCTGAAAGCAATGGTGTGAACAGCCTTCACACATCATCCAGAAATTATGTTTTCAACGGCACTACATGGGATCGAAATCGCGGAGACATCACCAACGGGCTGGATGTAGATGTCACCCGCATCATTCCCGGCGTGGCCTCAAATAATCTCGGGAAGCAGGAAGACCAACTGCACCAGGATGGTGATACCGGCGTTTTGATGCTTGGCGTTAGAAATCACGTTACCGGTTCCACAGTCGATGGAGAGTACAGCGCCATTTCGGTAAGCAGCACGGGCGAGATGCAGACGCTGGCGCGGCGTGATTTGGTCAGGTTGCAGCAGGCGATTTCGTTCACTGGCAATCCACCTGCGGCATACGTTTCCGGCGACCAGTTTGGAAATCTGGTGACGCTGACCAACGCGGCTCGCGTGAGCGGCGGCACCGGCACCATCACGGGCGTTACGATCAATTCTGCGTCTGTTCTGATCGGACCATTTGACGTTTTATTTTTTGAATCCAGCGTAACACTAGCAGGCGATTCCAGCCCGTTTTCAATCTCAGATGCGGACGGCTTGAAACTGATCGGCATCGTGCCGCTGGCGGGTGCTTACTCTCTTGGCCTCAACCGCGTTTCGCAGGCGTTCAACCTCGCAGTGCCGTATGTCTGCGTCGGCAGCACAAGCCTGTTTGCAGCCATCATTACTCGCGCACCATTCACGCTTGCGGCGGGCGATTTCGCGTCAAACCTAAATGTTTTTGTTGAGCGCAACTGATTGTGGCGTACAACTTCGTTGCTTCAACCTCAAGCGACATCACTTGGACTGAAAGCGCGTCGAATTACGGAGCTTCTGCGCGCTCTAGCTTGGTTTGCGGGTGGTGGTATCCGACCGCGTTGACGGCCACGCGGACTTTGTGGGGTTTTGGCGCGGTGAGCCGCTGCGAGATTGCGACAACGACCAGTGAAATAAATCTTTGGCTTGACAGAACAACGGACTCGCAGCACACCACCAGCGGCCTCGGGCTTGCGGTGAACCGGTGGCATTTCATTGCTGTGTTGGGATCGTTTTTCAACACGGGCGTAGTCACGAACTACCGAGTTTGGCGGGGCGTTGATGCTGAAATTCCATCGCTGGTGACCGTCAACGTCACAACAGCCGGTGCGGGAAACAGCACGGGGTCAACGGTTGCAACGATTGGCAACGCAGGCGCGCTCGGCACGGTGGCCTGGGAAGGGGACATCGGGCGATTTGATTTTGTCACGGCGGTCACATCGAGCGCGCTTTGCCGAAACGCTACAGGCCTTATCTCTGCGGACGACGAGTTTGCGATTTTTACGCAGCTTGTTATTCCAATTTGGCAAGGCCGAATGCCGACGTTTTACGGCTCAGGCTCAGAAACCAACAACGGCGTCACGCACACCGTAGTGGATTTGGACAATGGCGCATACGGGCGAACGATCCGCAACGCCGGAAGCATCGCCACGATGGATCGCGGCCTCACCGTTTCGGGACCTACGGTTTCCGCAAACCGTGGCCCTATCGGCCAGATGCGCCCCGTATCATGGCCTGATCTCCTGAGGCGTTGATCTATGTCATTGCTGCTGTTTTTCCAGCCAGCAGCATCATCCGGAATTTCCGGATCACTTTCTGCGATTGAATCAAGCGACACCGTTTCGGCAGCATCGACCATTGCGCTGAAGGGATCGTCATCTATCAGCGAAGCCTCTGACACTGTCCAGGCTGCCGCTACCCTAGCGATCAATGCGTCGGCCTCACTCGCAGAAGCAGCAGACTCTGTTTCTTCAGCAGCATCTCTGGCGATTTCCGGTTCGTTCAGTCAGACAGAAGCAGCAGACACCGTTTCTGCGATATCGAACATCACGCTGCGAGCATCTGCATCGTTGACTGAAGCAGATGACACACTGACCTCTCTTGGCAGTTCTGTTCTCAACATCAGCGGCACGTTGGCACTTACGGAAGCCTCCGATACGGTAACTGCCGTATCCACCCTGACGCTCTCAGGATCGCTCTCAGCCACAGAAAGTGCTGACACGGTATCTGCGTCAAGTGCTATCCATATCAGGGCTTCAGCAAGCGTTACGGAAGCCGCAGACACCCTTGCCTCAACGTCTACGCTTGGCTCGGCTCCAATCTTTGGCGTTGCAAACCTGGCAGAGGCATCCGACAGCGTATCTGCGGTCGGCACACTTGGTGCAGTTCCACTTTTTGGCGCGCTTTCGATCCAAGAAGCGTCCGACTCAATATCGAGCGCCGGGGCTATTCAAATACGCGGGATATTTGCCCAGACAGAAAGTGGCGACGATATCCTCTTTTCCTCGACGTTGACCCTCAAAGGTTCAGCAAATATCATCGAAGCGAATGATATTTTGGTTGCTGGCAGTGGAGTATTTTCGGCCTCGCAATCATCGTTCTTCCAGTTTTTCTGAGATGGCATGACAACCAGGCGCGAATTGATACTTGCCGACATCGCCACCAGGCTCGCTTCAGCGCCTAGCATTGGTGCGCCCGTCTATCGCAGCCGCGTCTCGCCATTCCAACGCAGCGAAGCCCCGGCGGTCATCGTGGAGCCGGTGCAGGATCAGGCTAGTCAGCCGGTAATCCCAAAACTCGATTGGATGCTCACCGTCCGCATCTCGGTATTGGTGCGCGCCAGCATTCCAGATCAGGCTGCGGACGCAATCGTGCAGGCAATCCACACCAAGATGACTGCCGACCTCACGCTTGGCGGGCTGGCCTATGACGTTCAGCCCACATCCGTTGGATGGGAGTTTGTGGAAAGTGATGTTCCGACCGGGATGGTCACTTACGATTTCATCATTCTTTATCGCACCAATCTTCAAGACATCGCGCAGGGGTAAAACATGGGCGAGAACGACGTTTTCTGGGCGCAGGGCGGCAGTTACATCATCAACTCCGCAGGCCAAAAAGCACTGGTTGAACGGACCCTGGCAGTCGAAGAGATAGCCACGCCGATCACCGCTCCGATTGTTTCTGACATTCCCGTTGAGGAGTAATTCACATGGCACTTCTGACCCGCCGCCGGATCATGCTGGCGAAAATCGAAGCAACCTACGGCACCGATTCGTCGCCTGTGGCGGCAAACGCGATGCTGATCCGCAACTTGGACATGACCCCGCTCGACGCGGAAATCGTGTCGCGCGACCTGGTGCGCCCGTATTTTGGCAACTACGACCAGATCATCGCGGCACAGAAGGTTGGAATCAGTTTTGAGGTTGAACTTCAAGGTTCCGGCACGGCGGGCGTAGCCCCGAATTATGGTCCGCTGATGCGCGCCTGCGGCATGGCTGAAACCGTGACCGCGTCAGCAGTCACTGGTTCTGCTCAAGCAGGCTCATCGACTACGGTCACGCTTGCGGCAGGAGCTTCCGCAGTAAACAACATTTATGTTGGCCTGCTGCTTTCGATTACTTCCGGAACGGGTGTCGGACAATCTGGAACCATTGTCGCTTACAATGGCACATCCAAAGTCGCCACGATTAGCGGCACGTTTGCCACGCCACCCGCTGCCTCATCTGGCTACAGTATCGGCGCAGGCGTTGTCTATCGCCCGATTTCAAGTTCGTTTGAATCGGTCACGATCTACGCGCAGCACCAGGATAACGTGCAGTCTTCTTCGCCTTTGCACAAAGTCACTGGTTGTCGCGGTAACGTCGAGTTCACAACCAATGCGAAATCGCTTCCGGTTGCGAAATTCACCATGACCGGCGTCTACAACACCGTTGTGGATTCTGCGAACCTGAGTGCGACCTACACTGGCTTCCAGACCCCGACTGCCGTTAACAGGGGCAACACGCCTACGTTCAGCTTTTTTGGTTTGAACGCCATCATGTCGGAGTTCGGTCTGAATCTGAACAACGAAGTTGTTTACCGTAACCTGGTCAACTCCGAAAGCGTCATCCTGACCGACCGGAAAGCCGCTGGCACCGCAGTGTTTGAAGCTCCGACGATCTCCACCGGAACCTATGCCAAAGACTTTTTTGCGACGGCACTGGGAACGACCAACGGATCGATGCAGTTGGTTCATGGCTCGACGGCAGGCTCGATCATCGACATCAGCGCATACACCACTGTCGATGTGCAGAACCCGACCTACACTGACATGGACGGCATTGTGATGATGTCGCTGCCGTTTGTACTCATTCCCTCGACCACAGGAAATGATGAGTTTTTCCTGACCGCGCGCTAATTGTTTCTCAGGAGGAAACATGGCTTTTGTTCTGAAGCAGACGACGAGTTATTTTTGGCCGGTGACTGTGGAAATGCCTGCGGACGGCGGGAGGTTTGAAAAACAGACCTTCGATGCCGAATTCCGCAGACTGAACCAGAGTCGGATTGAAACCATCATGGCTGATGCAGTCGCGAGTCAAATTCGCGATGTGGATGTAGCATCGGAAGTTATGGTCGGCTGGAAGGGCATCACTGACCAGGGTGATGAGGTGCCATTCTCAGAGAAATCCAAGGCCGATCTGCTCGATATGCCACTGGTCGCGTCTGCCGTGATCAAAGCCTGGATGGAGTCGCTGGCGGGAGCCAAGCGAAAAAACTAACTGACGCTGCCCGCTACTGGGTCAAGGGCAGCGATACGCTTGAGGAAGCGATCCAAGACCTCAAGAATCTGAACGCTCCGGAGGATGTGATCCTTGAGATGCGTCAGGCCCAGGCAGGCGTTGATTTCGAGGTGTGGGATGAAAATTGGCCCACAATCGAAATGTGGTTGCGCTTGCAGACGCAATGGAGAACAAGTTTTGGCGGGCTTGTAGGGTTGGACTACGTTGCCTGCAAAATGATGTTTGAGTTGTATGATGTGCCAGATCAGCGCGAGATGATGGACTGCATCATCATCATGGAAAGATCGGCACTCGCCGCAATTGGAGAAGACCGTGGCTCTTGATATCTTCAATGTGCGAGCGATCATCAGCGGCAGTGTCACCGGCACTGATTCGTTTGATCGATTCAGCAGCAAGCTGAACACCATCGGAAAGAACGCCGACACTGTGAACAAACAGATGTCGGGTCTTGGCAAGGCGATGGGTGCCTTGGCAAGCGGTGCCGCTGCGTTTTCCATCAGCAATGTCATCGCGGAATTCGCCCGCGTCACCATTCAGATTGATGCCTACCAAAAGCAGTTGTCGATGGGCTTTGGTGCTGCATCGACTCTTGAACTTGAGCAACTGCGTAAGACGCTTCGCAATCTCGGCATTGCCCAGGATGAAGCCCTTGGGTCGGCAGTTCGCTTCACTTCCGCTCTGAAACTGAGCGGCAACAGTGCTGCTGATGCCAACAAGAATTTTGAGGCCGCATCGCGGCTGATCCTGGCAAACAAACTGTCGGCAGACGGAGCGAATCGCGTCTATTACGCAATGGCTCAGGTCGCCTCAAAAGGCAAACTGATGACCGAAGAACTTTCGGGTCAGTTGGCTGAAAACCTGGCCGGTGTTCGCGAACAGGTAGCGATTGCGCTGAATATGTCTTCTGCGACTCTCATGGAGCAGATGAAGGAAGGCAAAGTTTCGGCAGAGATGTTCTTTGAGGCACTCCGCAAGATCGGTGATGGCATTGACCCTAACAAGCTCGACAGTGCAGCCAAATCGCTTGGTGAACTGAAGAACGCCTGGTTTGATTTCAAGACTTCGATTCTGGCAGTTGAGACGATCAAGGCAGCATTGGACACCGCTACTGCTGCCCTTTCTGTTCTAACAGCAAACGCTGAGTTTTTGAGACGTTCTGTCGTTCTTCTAGCTCAAGCGTTGTCTGCGCTTTTAATTTTTCGCGCAGTAACTGCGGCAGCGGTGTTTCTCAACACAGCAATCTGGGCGTTGCAGTTCTCCATAAACCTTTACGGTTTGAAAACGACACTGGCAGTTAACGCAACTCTCGCCCTGAATAGCGCAACACGATTGCTGGGTCTGTCTGCTGGGCCTGTAGGATGGGCAATCACTGCTGCCGCCATAGCGTTTGGATATTTTGCAAGTGGGGCTAGCAAATCAGAACAAGCGTCATCAGCCCTTTCAAAATCACAGCAGAGTATGTCGAATGTAATCGACCTTACGACCGGCAAAATCATTTCTCAAGACAAAGCATTGGTTGAACATAATCGTTTGCTAGCCGTTGCCGCACTAAAAACAAACGAATTGGCTGCGGCAGAGGCCAGAGCGCAAGCACAGGGCGCATTTGCTCCTGTTGGTGCCCAACGTGCTGGTTTAATGGGGTCCGTTGGCGCGGAAGCACAAACTGGACTAGCCGCAGCGCAAGATAGATTTCAGCAATCTGTTGCAAGCGGGAAACCAGACATTCTTGGGTACAAGCAAGCCATTGAAACACTGACCGCAAAGTATCCAACGCTCAAAGCGTACATTGGTGATACAGATGCGTTGTTTGAAAGGTTGATTGGCACGCAAGCGGAATTGGAAAAATCGCAGCTTGGCGTTGCAATGGCTACAGATAAGTTGACTGAGGCACAACTGAAGCGCGCCAGAGCATTGGGTATGTTGTTTGATGACAGCACTGGTGGAGCTATCAAGGGTGGCGGCGATGGAGAGGCTCAAACAGCAATGCGGGGCATTCAGTTGCAAACCGCATTGGCAGCAATGACTGAAAAGGAAAGATTCGTTACTGAAAAATTGAACGAAGCAAAACTGGTTTCGTTTGCTGCAAACGGACAACTGATTGTTTCGCAAACAGAGTTTACGCAGAGAATCAGAGACGGTGCTGCCGCACTTTATGATGCTCAAGAGGCGCAGAAGAAAGACAACCAAGCAAAGACAGACGCCAAGAACCTGGCGCAATCCGTAGCCTCGCAGTTGCAGTCTATGAGCGCATCCAATGCCCAACTGAAAGACCAGATCGACAATTGGAGTGCGATGGGTGAGTCCGTAGGCAAGTCTCAGCTAGCCCTGATGCAGTACGAAACTACGCAGGGTAAATACGCGCTGGCATCCGAAAAAGAAAAACGCGACCTGATTGAAGCCGCGGCATTGACTGACAAATACACCGCAGCAATTGAAAGTCTTCGCGAAAGCAAAAAGCTTGCGGATTCCATGTCTGGCATGGACAAAGACATTTCTGTACTCAAGTTCAAGATTCAGTACTTTCAGCAGTACGGAGATTCCATCGATTCATCGCGCGAGGCACAGGCCAGGTTTGACACAACCGAAGGTGAGTTCCGAAACGCGACAGATGAGCAAAAACGCGCATTGATCGCGCGCGGAAAGGAAATCGATGTTCTGACAGGAAAGTTGAAAGGTCTGACGGCAGCAGCAAAAGCATCGTCAATCCTCGACAACTTCATGCAATCGGCAAGAAACAAAGTCGAGGATGTTCGGCAGAGAACAATTGCGATTGCTGGTGGATCGCGTTCTCAGGTTGAGAGGGCCAACTTTGCCCAGTCATTGAACAAAAACATTGAAGATTCTCGCGCTCAAGCAGTTGATAGCGGACTGCAAGGTGCGGAACTGAAGAAATTCATTGATGACCTCAACATGGCGCGCGATACCGCATTGCGGGATTTTGATGCAGCCACAAAAAAGCTTGAACAGATGCAGGGCGATTGGATGGTCGGCGCGAAGGCTGGCCTCGCTGAGTATTACGACCAGATCAAGAATGTCGCTGGCGCAATGCAGAATATGTTGGTGAATGCCTTCCAGGGAGCAGAGGATGCTTTGGTTAATTTCGTGATGACTGGGAAACTGTCCTTCAGCGATCTGGCTCGATCCATCATCGAAGACTTGGCGCGTATCGCCATCCAGCAGGCAATCATGGCTCCGCTGATGGCATGGTTCAAAGGCATGGGATGGATGCCTGCGGAAAACGGCGCAGCATTCTCTGGAGGGTCTGCACTGACGGCTTATGCCACCGGAGGCGTTGTCACCGCGCCTACGATGTTCAGACACTCCGGAGGACTCGGGGTGATGGGTGAGGCAGGCCCAGAGGCAATCATGCCCCTGAGACGCTTGTCGAACGGCAGGCTAGGCGTGGAATCTGCTGGTGGCGGCACACAGTACGTAACCGTGCACGTAAGCGTGGAAAGCGGGGGCCAGACAATGCAATCGGATGGCGGCGCGGACGCGAAGAATCTTGGCAAGGCCATTGCCAATGTTGTTCGCCAGGAACTGCTGGCTCAGAAGCGGCCTGGCGGGATGCTGGCGGCATAGCGATGGCAACCTTCACATTCACGCCAGATTGGGACGCATCAGTTGAAGTCACGCCGGTAGTGCGGCTGGCGAAATTTGGAGACGGTTACGAGCAACGCCTCGGAATGGGGCTGAATACGCTTCCAAAGATTTGGGATTTGCGCTTCACGCTTCGCAACGATGCGGAGACGGTTGCGATCATCACGTTTCTCGAAAACCAGGCTGGAGTACTGGCGTTCGATTGGGTTGATGTAAACGCGATTGCCGGGAAGTATGTTTGCCGCGCGTGGACGCGGACAAAAAACAGGTACAATCTCAATACGATCACTTGCAAGTTTGAAGAGGTGTTTGAGCCATGAGCAACATCACACTGCCAACTACCCTTCAAAGTGTCTTGCTCGACACCTACACCAGAACCAAAAGCGGTTCATCTGTTGATGTTCAGACTGTTGTCCACGGGAATCCGTTTACGCAAACGACCGGAACTCTTGCCAGCGCAACATCATTGACGGTTACGGGCCTGGATGACGCAGCCTCAATCGTGTTTGCGGTCTACGGAACCTATGCCGCCACGTTTGTTTTTGAGGTCAGTGAAGATGGCACCAACTGGTTTGCCATCACTGGTGTCCGATTTGATTCTGCCACTGGCGAGACAACGTCTGGCGCTCTGACCAGCACCTCGCGAGCGTGGCGAGCAAATATCGCCGGATTTTCTCAATTCAGAGTTCGATGTTCCGCATACACCAGTGGCACTGCCAACTGGATTATTTCCCCGACCCCATATGCTTTTGACATCACACCTTTTGCAGGCATCAGTTCTCTTCCAGCATTGATCGCATCTTCTGCTCTGGCTGGCGATTTCAGCAATGCCGTTCGCACGATTGCCACAAACGCAGCATCGCGTTTTCGCTTGGTTTCTGCTGCCAGCACAAACGCAACCTCGGTGAAAGCCGCTGCCGGTCGCGTATACGGCTGGCAGTTCTCCAACACAACCGCAGCATACAAATTTGTCAAACTGTACAACGTGGCAACCGCGCCAACCGTTGGCACTACGGCAATCACAGACACGATTGCTATTCCACCAAACGATTCCATCACCTGGTCTACACCAATCGGCGTTCACTACGCCACAGGAATTGCATTGGCGGTAACTGGCGCAGCGGGAGACGCTGATGCGACGGCAGTCGCGGCGAACGATGTGATCGGCCAGTTGTTCTACGCCTGATGCATCGTCATGCTGATAATCCTAGCGGCACTGCTTGATGAATTTGGAAACGACATCGTCGCTGGAGAAATCCAGAAACTGTCGCCTTCATCAATCATCGAGTTGTACGAAATCGATGCCAGCAACATTGGCGGCGACATCTATCGGTTTCACTCTGGCAAAAACGGTCTGACATCGGATGTAGTCTGGGCAGGACAAACCTACTCGGCATTTCCCATTGAAGTATCGGGATTTGAGTGGAATGGAAAAGGCCAGTTGCCTAGACCTAAAGTCAACGTCGGAAACGCGCTCGGAACCATCAGCGCACTGGTACTGACCTATCAGGATTTGATCGGATGCAAATTCACTAGGATCAGGACACTCCAGAAGTTTCTGGATGCCGTGAATTTCCCGCCGCAGCGCAATTTGCTTGCCTACACCGAATCGTTTGATGTGTCATCAATCTGGATTCAAAACTCGGTTTCCGTTGGAACAAGTGCGAACGTCACTGGTGTTCTATCTCCAATCGGCACATCCAATGTCGAGAAATTGATTGAAAGCGACACAACGACAACCTTCAGATTGCTCAGGCAGGATTTTGGATCAACGCTTGCCGCCGGTTCTGACATCACGTTCAGCGTCTATGTGAAACGTGTGGAGCGCAATGTTCGCCTCGCAATTGTCGGAAAGGATGCTGTCGGCTATGGCGTAAACTTTGATCTGGTAGCTGGAACGGGCACTGGCACGATTGGCACGGGATTACTGAACTACGGCATATCTGCCGCCGGAAACGATTGGTGGCGTTGCTGGATTTCAGTCGATCTCGGACTTGGCGCGAGTACTCCCCAGGCCAGAATTCAATTGTTGAGTGGCTCGACACAATCATATGCGGGAGTGGTTGGGTCAGGAGTCTACATCTGGGGGGCGCAGGCAGAGACAACAACTCCCCCGTCCAAATACCAGGCTGTCACAGGGGCATCGTTCTCGCGCAATCCAACGGCAGACCCTACCGCTGAATTTGCAAGGGATGTCTATTTTGTAGATCGGAAATCGCAAGAGACGCGGATCGCAGTCGAATTTGAATTGAGTGCCGCGCTCGATTTGACCGGAGTAGGTCTTCCTCGACGCCAGGTAATCCAAAACTACTGCCCGTGGCAGTACCGTGGAACTGAATGCGGTTGGACCGGAGACGCTTCTGGCTCAGGCACTTACTCAATCACCGGAACCACTCTGACAGCGACGGTCACCAACCATAAGCTTGCAGTAGGTGACGCCGTCTATCTTAACCTGTCTGGGGGCACGGGCGACGGGCAGTACATGGTAGTCACGGCTCCGACAGCGTCCACTTTCACCGTGACCGTTGCTGCGACCGTTACCGGAAGCGGGACGCTGACCATAACGCAGTTCTTCGATACAAATGACGAGCCGGTAACGCTGATCGCATCGGATGTCTGTGGAAAACGCTTGGCATCGTGCCGCGCTCGATTTGGGTTCGGTGAACTTCCGTTCGGTGGATTCCCGGCCAGCGGACTGCTCAAACTGTGAACGAACAGACGCAAGCGGCGGCCTTGGAATACGCGAAGACCCAATTCCCTCGCGAAGCCTGTGGCCTGGTCATTGTCGCCAAAGGGAAGGAACGCTTCTGGCCTTGCCGCAACATCTCTAACCGCGCGCATGATCAGTTCATCATGTGCCCGCGCGACTACGCTCAAGCAGAACTGGCAGGCGAGATCATCGAGGTGTTCCACTCGCACATCAACATCCCGCCAACCCCATCGGATGCCGATAGGGCTGCGTGTGAGGCGACAGGGCTGCGCTGGCTCATCGTGTCGCTGCCAACTGAGGCATGGTCATCCCTGACTCCCTGCGGCTTCAGAGCGCCACTGTGCGGGCGTGTTCATGCCTGGAATTCATTGGACTGTTGGACTCTGGTGCAGGATTGGTATTCGGACACTTGGGCCATATCCCTGCCAGCCCCGAATCGCTGGCCGGATTACTGGCTAGATGGCGTCGATATCCTCAATGACAACGTCGAGGCCTTTGGGTTTCGCGACATCCCAGAAGATGCGAAAATTGAGGTTGGAGATGTGCTGCTTTTCCAGACAGGTGATTCGCCTTTTCCAAACCATGTTGGAGTGATGATTGAGAATGGCAGAATCCTTCATCATGCCGAAAACAGACTGTCGAGCAGAGATGTCTATGGCGGCTGGCTGAAGAAACACACTGTGAGAGTGGTGCGTTATGAAAACCGTCCGGCTTCACGGTAACCTCGGAAAGATTTTCGGTTCAGAGCATCTCCTCGATGTGCGCGATCCGGCAGAGGCAATCCGCGCGTTGTCTGCGAACTGTCGGGGTTTCCGCGAACACATTATGCAGGACTCTGTAATCGGGTATCAGTGCCTGGTCGATGGCGAGATTATCGACGAGCAGCAATTGCACTACCCCATGTCCAAAGAGTTTTCCATTGTTCCGGTTCTTTCTGGTGCTGGCAAAATCGGCAGAATCATCGTCGGTGCCGCGCTGATTGCACTTGCCATCACGCAGCCACAATTGATTCCAGCAATTTCGGCAGGCGGGACGCAAATTTTTGGAGCGGCAACTGTTTTCTGGGTTGGCGTCGGTCTAGTCCTGAGCGGAGTGGCACAAATGCTTGCTCCGACTCCGAAGAAACAGGATTCTGGCGAAAAAGACGAGAATAGGTATTTTGATGGGCCGGTGAACACAACCGTGCAGGGAGCGTCGGTTCCTGTGGGCTACGGTCGGATGATCGTTGGAAGTGCGGTTATCAGTGCAGCCGTATCCATCGACGGCACACCTGATCCGGTTTACCCGATTGATTTCTTTATGGGCGGCTTCAGATGATTTCTGGATCGGGCGGCGGCAAATCTGGAGGTTCTGGCGGTGGCCTGACTGAGCAGGCTGACACGCTCAAAAGCACCGCGTATGCCCAGGTTCTCGATCTCATCTGTGAAGGCGAGATTGGCGGGCTTGTTGATGGGTTGAAATCGATCTATCTGGATGACGTTCCGATACAAAATCCAGATGGTTCAGCTAACTTCACTGGAGTCCAGTTCTCGACCACTACCGGCACACAAACCCAAAGCACCATTGCCGGATTCGATCAGGTAGCCAATGAAACGGTTGTTGGTGTCGAAGCCACCGTCGCGACTGGCCCTGTAGTTCGCACCGTCACAAATACCAACGTCACCAGTGTGGTTGTAACGATTCAGTTTCCAGCACTGACGTATCTGTCTTCCGAAGGTAATCTCGGAGGAACCAGTGTTCAGTTCGCAATCGACCTACAAGTCGATGGTGGAGGATGGATCACCAAGATCAACCAAACGATCACCGGGAAATCATCTCAATCATACGAACGGCAATTCAGAATTCCTTTGCCGATTGGAACAACGCGAGATATTCGGGTTCGCAGAATCACGGCTGACTCAACATCCAGCCAGTTGAACAACAAAACATTTTTTCAGAGTTACACCCAGGTCATCGACGCAAAGCTGCGATATCCAAACTCCGCTCTGGTCGCAATGAGAGTGGATGCCTCGCAATTCCGCGCTATTCCTCGGCGCGGATACGATGTAAAGCTGTTGAAGATTCGCATACCGTCGAACGCATCAGTGCGCGCAGACGGTAGCCTGACCTATTTTGGCAACTGGAACGGTCAATTCCAGATTGCATGGTCTAGCAACCCCGCCTGGTGCTTCTATGATCTTCTGACAACTGAACGCTATGGCTGCGGCAACTACATTGAGCAATCGCAGATCGACAAGTGGGCGCTCTACCAGATCGGGCAGTATTGCGATGAACTGATCGATGATGGATTCGGCGGTGTTGAGCCACGGTTTTCATGCAACGTCTGGATCAACACGCGGCAGGAGGCTTACAAGGTTCTCCAAGACTTTGCCAGCGTGTTTAGGGGGATGACATTCTGGGGCACAGGCGTTGTCACTGCCGTGCAGGATGCTCCAAAGGATGCCGTGTTTCTGTTCACCAATGCCAACGTGATCGGTGGAGAGTTCGCTTATCAGGGGAGTTCCGCAAAGGCTCGGCACACCATTGCGTTGGTGACCTGGAATGATCCAGATGATATGTATCGACAAAAGATCGAGTATGTCGAGGACACCGTTGGAATTGCTCGATACGGAATTATCGAAAGCCAGGTAGTCGCATTCGCATGTAGCTCTCGCGGCCAGGCGCATCGCGTCGGCAAGTGGATGCTCTACACTGAACGATACGAGACAGAAATCTGTTCGTTCAAAACTGGATTGGAATCTGCGTTTTGCCGCCCCGGCGATATCATCAAGGTCGCAGATCAGTATCGCGCCGGGAACAGGCTTGGTGGAAGGATTGTTTCCGCTACATCACTGACGGTTACCGTAGATTCTCTTGCAAGCGGCGCGATCTCGAGCGGTGGAGACTTTTTTGTCGTTGGTCCAGACGGCAGGGTTCAGCAGAAAAGCATCAGTTCGGTTTCCGGAAATACCGTCACGCTTACCAGTGCCTTCAATCCTATACCAACAAATCAATCTGTGTGGGTAGCCTCATCTCCAGCATTGGAGGCGCAGACATTCCGCGTTCTCTCAATGGTGGAGAACGAATCCGGCGAGCATGAAATCGTTGCCGTATCGCATCGCCCAGACAAGTACGATGCGATTGAACAAGACATTGTCCTAGAACCTCGCACCTACTCATCGCTGTCGCCCATTCCCGATCTGGTTGCATCCATTTCGATGTCCGAATCGCTCTATCGATACCAGAATGACGTTCGGGCAAAAGTGACCTGTAGCTGGCCTGCCGCTGCAAATGCATCCCGGTATCGCGTCGAATGGCGACTGAACGACAACAATTTCACCGTTGATGAAACCGGATCACTCGACTACGAAATTCTGAACACTACCGTAGGTAAGTACGAAGTTCGCATCACGCCAATTGGCGTTTTTGGAACGGCATCGAGTGCGTACACAGCCGCGACCATCAATACACTTGGCAAAACTGCTCCTCCTGCCAATGTCGCCGGATTCAACGCGAACGTCGATCCTTGGGTCGGAATCGTTTTGTCCTGGCAGTCTGTGCCCGATCTCGACATTGACCAATATGAAATCCGGCAGGGCGCATCCTGGGCGGCAGGCACTGTTGTCACGCGCGTGTTAGCAAACACCTACAAAGTCGGTGCCATATTTGGTGCGTCACAGACATATTGGATAAAGGCTATCGATACCAGTGGAAACTTCTCTCTCACTGAAGCATCAACGACAACGACGATAAGCTCGCCAAGTGCCGTAACGCTATCTTCCCAGGTTATCGACAACAACGTGCTTCTGCGGTGGAGTACTCCAACGTCCACGCTGGCAATCGACTATTTTGAGATTCGGAAGGGATCAACCTGGGCTGGCGCAACTGTGGTCGGAAGGATCAGTTCCGGCACATTCGCGACGATCTTTGAGACTGCCTCTGCGACATACACCTATTGGATCGCGGGCGTGGATATCGGCGGCAATGTCGGCGCGCAATCCAGCACCAGTGCAACCGTGGCACAACCGCCGGACTATCAACTGTTTCTCAATCAAGCTTCGACTTTCAACGGTGTCATCACCAACGGAATCGTCTCTGAGGGCAGCCTCTGGCTTGCCGTAGACACAACTGAAACTATCACCACACACTTCACATCGCGCGCCTGGTCAACGCCGCAAGATCAGATCACGGCTGGATCAACGTATTTCATTCAGCCAACACAGAACACTGGATCATACGAAGAGGTCATCGATTACGGAACTACGCTGGCGTCCGCAAAGGTCACGCTCAATGCCGTCTATTCGCAGGGTTTTGGATCGTCCACTGTTACCCCAAACCTGGCAGTTGCCAATGCCACCAATAGCGTTGTCATCACCGTTGCCACGCCAGCGGTGTTTACGAAATCCGCTCACGGTCTGACAAACGGACAAACGATTACGCTCAAGACAACCGGCACACTGCCTGTCGGATTGGTACAAAACAAAACGTATTACGTTATCAATGCCGCAGCCAACACCTTTAACGTGTCACTCACAAGCGGCGGCGCTGCCATCGCAACATCCGGTTCGCAAGCACCAGCGCATTCGTATATCGGGCCATACACTGAATACGCAGGCGTTGCACAGGCTTTCGCCACAAACTTCCGGTGGACAAAATATCGCTATGATGTGAACGCTGCCGCTAGCGATGACATCGTTGAGTTTGACGCGATTACGGTCAACATCGATGTGAAGCAGAAATCTGATTTTGGTTCTGTGGCTGCGGTTAGCACTGACGCTGGTGGAACGACAGTTACGTTCAATGCGAGTTTTGTATCTGTAACGTCAATTCAATTGACGCCAAACAGCACAACAGCCGCGTATGCGATCTACGATTTCACAAGTGTTCCAAACCCCACAACTTTCAAGGTGTTGCTGTTCAACAGTTCTGGAACAAGAATTTCTGGCACCGTAGGCTGGCAAGCAAGAGGATACTGACATGGCAGATTGGACTAAACCAACACTGACATCGACATACGCAAACTACCTGTCAGAAACGACGGCTCGGGATGTCGATTGTGCGGTGCAGTTTTCCACCGGAACGATCACCTCTCCACCTACAGGGTCGGTCAAATGGGACACCACGCTGAACCGTTGGCAGAAATGGTCTGGAACTGTCTGGGGCGAATTGGCGACAACATATGCGTTGACCGGCGTCACTTGCACATCCTTTTCCAACACGGGAAACACAACCCTTGGAAATGCTGCTGGCGATACGGTTACTGTCAACGCAGCTACCTGGACGTTTGCTAACTCGACTGCCATCGGTGGAAACCTGACGTTCAGTGGCGGCATCACGTTTGCCGGTAACGTCACTTTCGGAGACGCGGCAGGCGACACGGTAACGCTTGTTGGCAACACTGTTGTTTTGCCATCGGGCATAACGACCTTTTCGACGGGCACTGCCAATTTCAGCATTGGCCTGCAACTCGCCGGATCGTCAGTTATCAGTGCCGCATCAGCAAACACACTGACCAACAAAACCATTGATACCGCAGGATCGAATACGATCAAAATCAATGGAAACACGTTGACAGCGTCCGCTGGAACCGGAACGCTCCTACTGCCAAACGCGACCACTACTCTGATTGGCTGGAACACCACAGATTCATTGACCAACAAAACCCTTGTCGGACTTGCTAGTTCATCAACGGTTTTGGATGAAGCCTCAAATGCTTACGCTTTTGGATATCGCGAACTGCCACAGAATGCGAGAAGTTCTGCGTATGTTCTAGTTATCTCCGATAGAGGCAAGCACATTTCGATTACGACTGGCGGGGTTACCATTCCAGCGAATGCCACGGTGGCTTTTCCCATTGGCACAACCATCGGCGTATTCAATAACTCCGCGACAGCACAAAATATCGCGATCACTACTGATGAAATGAAATTGGCTGGGACCACATCAACAGGCACAAGGACTTTGGCAGGATGGGGGCTGGCATCGCTTCTCAAAGTCGGGACAACGACCTGGGTGATTTCCGGGACCGGAGTGACCTGATGTCCGGCATCTATGCATTGCTGATCGGCGGCGCATCTGGATTTGGAGCCAGTACGCATTTGCTGTCTGTCGGAAACGGTGGATTGTTTTCGCCGTTTTTCACATATAGTGCTTACGGTTTTGCCGTAGATGCATTCGGACTGATCTACACGCCAGGTTCCGGAACGCTTGCCCCAAACACGCGCGCCACATACCGATTAGCAGAGGCAAGCTATTACGCAACGTCTATCGGCGGCTCAGGAATGATCTGCGATTTTGTGTGGACAACCCAAAACGGTCTGGCATCAAAATTTCGGTTCGATGGCGTGGACTATCTGGTTTCTGATGCGGGATTTGCTGCCGCCACCTCTTCCACCGTCACTATCTCAATCGCCACTCCTGCTGTCGTTTCATGGACTAGCAATGGCAGATCAAACGGCGACATGGTGATGTTCAGAACGACGGGAGCGTTGCCTACGGGGCTGACGCCAGAAACCGTCTACTACGTTGTCAACGCAGCCACCAACACATTCCAGGTGTCAGCAACGCTTGGCGGCGCTGCCATAGCGACCAGTGGAACGCAGTCGGGCACACACACTGTTTTCGTAAGGCCGCGCAGACGGTTTACTGTTGCATCGCCACCTACATCAGCACCCAACTGGGCCAGAGGTGCCGTCGCAGCGACGGCATCCGCTGCGAACCCAACAACCTGGACATCTACTTCACACGGGTTCAGCACAGGTCAGACTGTGACGTTCACCACATCAGGATCGTTGCCATCAGGATTGGCGGTCGGAACAAAGTATTTTGTGATCAATGCGACCACAAACACGTTCCAGGTTTCTGCCACATCAGGTGGAGCGGCACTTGGTAACGGTGCCTCGCAATCTGGAACTCACATTGTCAGTCGAGCCATTGAATTGATCATTACCTGACAAACCATTTTTCATTGAGTTGATCACAAATCCATTGGATCGGAAAATGCAGGAAGGACTCCAGGGCTACAGCATGACAATATCCGGTGACTTCATTGCCACGCTGATTGCCGTCATCACTCTGTTGGCTGGAGGCATTTCCGTTTGGGTTTCTCTGCGCGAGAGACTTGCAAGGGCAGAAACCAAAATTGAATTTCTCCAACGCCAGCACTCAGACCACAAGACTGAAGTGCAGTCATTGCGCGAATACCTCGACAAACAGTTCAATGATCTGAGAACTGTTTTAGCTCAGAAGGTAGATCGCCGGGAGCATCCACGATGAAACCGCTCGGTCAGATTAAATACCTGACGATTCATTGTGCCGCCACGCCCGAGGGCAGGCCGGTTACTCACAATGAGATTTCAGATTGGGACATCGCGAAGTTCGGCCAAATCAGTTATCACTGGGTGATCGAACTCGATGGGTTCACCTATCGCACGTTGCCCGATATGGATCGCGGCGCGCACGTTGGGGGCCACAACACCGGCAACATTGGAATCTGCTATGTCGGCGGGATGACCGCAGACATGAAGAAACCGAAGGACACGCGCACAGAGCAGCAAATTCGCGCGATGGCTAGTTTGGTGCGCCATTACCGGACAATCGCGCCAGGATTGATTGTGCGAGGCCACAGAGATTGGTCTGTTGATCTCGATGGCGACGGCATCGTTGAGCCGCATGAATGGAAGAAAGCCTGCCCGTCGTTCGACGTTGCAGCGTGGCTGAAAACACTGAAGGAGTGAACATCATGCTGAAGGGCAAGAAGACCTACATCACCGGCTTTTTAGGCATCATCGGCGCGCTTGCAGGCTATGCCGTTGGCGACATCAATCCTGCCGAAACCGCGCAACTGGTTTTGACGGCAGTGCTGTCGATGACCGTGCGAAACTCAATCACGAAATAGCTGTCGGGCCTGGTCTGAAGGTTCTCCTCCTGCTGGAAGGCCAGGTTCGGCGGCACTCAAAAAAAAGCCCCGCAGAGACTGGCTCGATGCGGGGCAAAATGCCGCTGCGGTACGGCAGTACTATTCTGCTTGAATCGGTCGGCGGCGTCTAGCCTCCCATTGCAGGATGCAACCCATCGGGTAGAACACTTTCGCACCGATCTTCACATAGACCGGCCCATCGCCCAGCGAGCGCCAGTTCGCGAGAGTTCTAACGCTCACGGCGTTGTTCCAGCGTTTGGTCAACTCCTGCGGTGTCAGAAACGTCTCAGATGTCTCCATCTGCCACCTCCTGTTGGAACTGGGCAACGGACGCGGGAACCTGGCTTCCACGCGCTTGCTTATCAAACGCCTCCGCAGATGCCTTGAGACTATCAAGAAATGCTGCGCCCAATTGTTTCTTCACGCCCGCAGGAGTCGCCTCCCAGGCAGCTTTCAGTGCGGTCATACCCTGCTCGCAGGATGCCTCTAGAGCGTCTCTGGCGCGCTTAAGAGAAGCAGAAACGGGTTTGCCGCCATCGATCCATGCGCGGATGTCCGCACCATCAGATTCGGACAGGAACCCGTGTACGCGACCCAGTATCGACACCAGATCGGCAGGGCATTTCAGCACCGTCTGACGCTCGCCAGACTGTTCCATCAGCAGACTTGCCGTCATCTCAAAAAGGAAATTCTTCTCGCAGATCGGCTGAACGCCCAGTGATCGAGGTGCTTTTGGATCGGAGAAGTCCACCTTCTCACGCGCCCGCAGACACACGATTACATCCATCGGACACTGGAGCAGAGCATTCATCATTGCCTTGTGGGCAAGTTTGGCTTTCTTCCAGCCAACAACCGGATTCCTTTCGGCCTGGGCGATGTCATCGCAGCCGCCCGTGCCTTCCCACTCATGGCTCATGGAATCGACCACAAGAACATCAACTCCCGCCTCGCTGAACTCGCGAATCGCTTCGATGTATCTCTCAGGAGAGAAAGGAGGGAGCAGATCACCGATCAGGAAGGGTTCTCCCAAAATGTCTGCATACAAAGACCCGCGACGGTTTTCAGTGTCGAGCAGGCCAACCTTCGACGCTTTGCCGCGCGCCAGGCCCAGTGCGAGCTTCAGTGCGGTAAAGGTCTTGCCGCTGCCAGACACCCCAGCCAGACCGATCAGCACACGCGCGCCCTCGCGCTGCGCTTTCCGAATTTTCAAAGTACTCATGCTGCATCCTCCGTAACAGACGCCCATTTCGGCAGACCAATCGGTTGAATTGCCGTGTCGTATCCAGGCCATTTGTTGTTCTGGATGCAGTCGGCGTAAATTCGCAGGCAACGGCGATATTCGGCTCGACCGGCTGCGATGAACTCTTCATCCGCATAGAAAACACTGACGGCAAACGGTGCCTCTTTCTCCACAACCAAAAACATGAAACTGTCTGGCCGGTCGCCCGTCGCAGCGGCGACACCATCGAGATAAAATGCCGCTTGAACGTGATAGCGCCACTTGAAGGCAGAGGCGCGGAACGCATCCAGCGACCCGTCTGGCGTTGTCTTGAGATCAACAATCGCCAGCGGGCTGGCAATCAGCCAATCTGGCCGGACGCGGCACCAGACACCCGTTTCTGCATCGCGCCAAAAACACGATTGTTCTGCCACTCCGGTCGAAAGAAGCTTCCCGGCAACAGGGTGATCGTGGACTGAGTGCATGATGCGGTCGATCTTTTCATCATCGACCTGGCTGATAAGAGTCGCGCCTTTGGCGGCGGCTTCAGCCTCAAATGCCTCGGCAATGCCTTTGCCTTCCTTGGTTCTCCGATCCACTTTTGGCATCACCACATACCGCTCGCGGTAGGTGTCCGGCTCCAAGATCGCAGTGTGGACCGCAGTGCCGAATGTCATCGATGCCGTCTCTTCCCGCACCTCACGGTTCGGGTGCAAAATGGCCGCGTAATAGTGAAGCGGCGACCTCGCGATCAGGTCCATCCCGCTTTTGGAAATCGCGGGCGACGAGTGATAGTCCCTATTGGTGATCCCATCAAAAATGCCTTTCTTCAAATCGACCATGTGTCCTCCTTTTGGATCACGTTGGTTCACGACAATGACGCAAACTGTCAAACGGTTTGCCATATCATCTTGGCACAGTGTGATCGGGACTGCAACAACCGTGAACTGCGATGATTGAACTAAGGGATTATCAGGATGTGCTGGTGTCTGGCGCGCGGGCTGAGATCGCGCGCGGCAACCGTGCAGTTCTGATGGTCGCACCGACCGGCGCAGGCAAGACGGTCATGGCGGCATATATCGTCAATCGGGCAGCCCAACGCGGGCTGCGAACCTGGTTCATCGTCCACCGCCGCGAACTGCTCCAGCAGTCCAGCAGGACGTTCGATGCGGTTGGCGTCGAACACGGCATCTGCTCCGCTGGATTCTCACGCAGCAAGTCTCTGGTGCAGATTTGTGGAGTTCAGTCTCTGGTGAGACGCCTGGATGATCTGCCAGACCCCGACATGATCATCTGGGATGAGGCGCATCACATCGCTTCAGAATCATGGTCGAAAATATATTCTCGATTCCCTGCTGCGATCCACCTCGGTCTGACTGCCACGCCAACGCGGCTCGACGGCACTGGACTGCGGGCATGGTTCTCATCGATGGTCACTGGCCCTACCACTCAGACCCTGATCGAGGCCGGGATGCTGTCGCCGTTCAAATTGTTCGCTCCGTCGATCCCTGACATGGCTGGAACAAAAACGCGCGCGGGCGATTATGTGAAGGAGGAGGTCGAATCGCGGATGGATCGACCGTCTGTCACTGGCGATGCGGTCGCGCATTATCAAAGACTCTCAGGAGGCCAGAGAGCAATCGCATTCTGCGCCTCGGTCAAACACTCGCAGCACGTTGTCGAAGCCTTCCGCGCATCAGGTATCCAGGCTGCACACCTCGACGGTTCAACGCCGAAAAACGAACGGGATGCGATGCTGGCATCGTTCAAGCGTGGCGACATCAAAGTGATATCCAACGTCGATCTGTTTGGTGAAGGCTTCGATGTTCCTGCCATTGAGGCAGCAATCCTATTGCGCCCAACGCAGTCGCTGTCTCTCTATCTTCAGCAAGTCGGTCGCGCGCTGCGGACTCATGCAGGCAAGACTCATGCGACGATTCTCGATCACGCGGGCAATTGTTTCCGGCATGGACTGCCTACCGATTCTCGAGATTGGTCACTCGATTCGATTCCAAAACCCAAAAGCGAACGCGAAAAACCGGCAGCAGTCCGACAGTGCAAACAGTGCTTTGCAGCATTCTCGGCTAGAATCTATATTTGTCCGGTATGCGGTAAACCCGTGGAAACCGTGTCGCGCGAAATCGCTCAGGTTGCGGGGCAATTGTCTGAAGTCACCGCAGTCCAAAGGGTTGAGAAAAAACGCGAGCAGGCTGGCGCAAAAACAATGCAAGACCTGGTATCTCTGGCGATTGCCAGGAAATACAAAAACCCAAGCGCATGGGCCTACCATGTTTTTAATGCACGACAGAGGAGAGCGTAATGGCGAAAAAACTGTATGACGCAGCCGTCAAAACGGGATCGTACACCGACAACACCGGAACCCAACGGAACCGATATGAAAATATCGGAGTGGTGATGGAGGGCGACAACGGTCCTTATCTGATGCTGAAGCGCACGTTTAATCCGGCTGGCGTCCCTGGCAATGCCGACCGTGACTCGCTGATCGTGTCTCTGTTTAAACCGAAATCGGTCGCAGAACATCAGGCTTCCAATCCACCGTCGAGGGCTGAAGACGATGACATCCCATTCTGATGATCCGTTTGACACACAAATTGCCGGTGACCACTACCGCGATATGGCGATCCAGCCGGTTGAGTTCATCCACCGGAATGCACTCGGGTTCTGTGAAGGCTGCGTAGTAAAGTATGTCTCGCGATGGCGCTCGAAAGGCGGCATCGAAGACCTTCGCAAGGCGCAGCACTTCATCGACCTGTTGATCGAGCTGGAAACAGGTGACTGAGTCTGCCCTGCTCCAGCAGATCAGGCTGGCCCTCGGGCAGAAGCTCACGCTCTTTCGCAACAACGTGGCGCAATCTTGGGTCGGTGAAATTCATCGGCGCGGGCACGATGTGTTCATCAAAAACCCGCGCGTCCTCCATGCAGGACTCTGCACTGGATCATCCGACCTAATCGGCTGGAAGACCATCACGATCACTCCAGAGATGGTTGGATCGCGGGTAGCAGTGTTCGCCGCAGTCGAGGTCAAGACCTCCAAGGGGCGCGCGACAGACGAGCAGAAAGCATTCCTCGATGCCGTTTACAACGCGGGCGGGATCGCAGTCCTCGCCCGTTCTGTGGAAGATGCGGAGAGGGGTTGCATGACAAATCATTTTCCACTAGGGTGACTGCATGGGACGGCGACCTGGCTCTCTGAACCGGCCTCGGGAGGAACTTCCGGTGGCAATCGTTGAAGCGGCTGCAAGCCTCTCCCTGATCGACCAGGCCATCGCGCGGACGCAAGACCGCATCTGGCAGAGGTCAATCGAAAAAGAAGACAGAGACGAGGAATATCGTCTCTTGGCGAAACTGCGGGAACTGAAGGAGGCGAAGTGTCGGTTGCAGCAAACTTGAAGGAGGCGAAACGGCATGGCATCACCAAATTCGCTGGTGAACCGTGTTCTGTTTGCGGATCACAAGTGCGGTACACGACCAGCAAAAGCTGCGTTGAATGTGTGAAACGAAAACACCAAGCGAGGAAAGGAAAATGATTGAGTGGTCCTGGTCTAAGGAATGGCATCATGCCGTGAAATGCACCTACAGCTTGGATCGCCGCAGTCCCGAAGATGCGGCGCACTGGTGGCACGTCCACCAAAATGGTGCGGTCCCTGCGAACGCGGTGCTTAATCTGGGTCTGGCGATGTTGGAGATCGAGCGGCTGCGCTCTGTGATCCGACACGCCTATTTCTCAATGCACGATATGCCCGCAGTCGCCCAGCAGACTTTGGAGAAGTCTGGCTGCTGCGATGACTTTCAGATGTATGGAGAGCGTCAATGAAAATTGATGAATTGATGGGGCTTGCCCGTGCAGTCGGAATTGACGTTCCTACACCTGAGACGTTTGATGGGTTTCGATATCGCAGTTGCTTGGCGCACTTTGCAGCGGTTGTTGCCGCTGCGGAGCGCGAAGCCTGCGCGCGACACATCGAGCGGTGTCGGCTTCAGATCGATGGTAGTCACGGTGTCACGCCCGAAACCGATCACATCGCGACTCGCATCACCGATTTCATGGCGGCATCGCTTCGCGCAATGAGGCAGATATGAGCAACAGTAAACTCTCGAAAGAATTTTCAGAAGCATTTCTCAAGGCGGCAACGACCGTCGTTTGTCCCTATTGCTCGATGGTTCGCAATCGAAATAATTTGTACCAGATCAAGCCGCGCATTAAATGTAACCCCTGCCATCAGAAGAAGGCGGGGTTCAAGTGATGGAAGTGGCTGCTGATGAGATCGTGAAACTGCGGGCTGCGGTCGCAGCAGAGCGCGAGGCGTGTGCGAAAGAGTGCGACAAAATTGAGTTGTGGACATGGTTTGGTATGACCATCCACGAGCGAAACGCTTGGGTTTGCTCAGTTAGAGCCTGCGCCGTAGCCATCCGCGCAAGGGGTGAGCGATGACGCTCCAAGATTTTCTGTTTGGGGCGGGCATGATCTGGATTTGGTCAGCCTATGTTTTTGAAACCCAACCAGTGGTGATCGAATGAACATCGACCCCATGTCTCGCGAACGAATTCGCGAGATCAGAGAAAGCATGGAATTGAATGTCACCCAGTTTGCGCGGGAGCTTGCCGTCACGCGGCAGACCGTTAATAACTGGGAATCAGGTCGAACTGCGGCTCAGGGACCGACACTGGTGCTTCTGCACCAACTCGCGGAAAAATTCCGCGCCTGAGATTCCAAAAAAAATGAGGTGATTCATGGATGCTGCATCAATTGCGGACGTTCTCGGGAAAGCTCGCGCCGGAAATGGCGGCTGGGTCGCATTGTGCCCCGCCCATGACGATTCGACGCCTTCTCTGTCTCTGACAGATTCGGATGGCAAGGTTCTGGTGCATTGCCATGCCGGGTGCCAGCAGGACGTTGTCATCGAGCGTCTGAAAGGCATGAATCTGTGGGCTACCAAACCAAAACCCGCGAAAAAAGAAATCGTCTCCACTTATGACTACATCGATGCTGACACTGGGGAGATCAAATTCCAGGTTGTCCGATATCTGCCAAAAGATTTCCGGCAACGCCGACCGGATGGCAATGGCGGTTGGAGTTGGTCAGTCCCAGCATCTGAGCGTATTCTGTTCAATCTACCCGCAGTGATGCAGGCTGATCCAGCGAAATCGATTTTCGTTGTCGAAGGAGAAAAAGATGTTGCCGCCCTCGCTCAAATTGGTTGTATCGCAACGTGCAACGCCGGAGGAGCAGGAAAATGGGACCGGCGATACTCGGAATCCCTGCGAGATCGACATATCATCATCCTGCCAGACAACGATGAGCCGGGAAGGCAACACGCGCAGATCGTCGCGTCGGCGCTCCACGGCATCGCAAAAACCATCCGCATTGTCGAACTTCCCGGCTTGGCTCCAAAAGGCGATGCTTCTGATTGGCTGGCCGCTGGCAATGGTCGCGATGCTCTTGCTGCTCTGTGTCGCAACGCTTCTCATTTTGATCCCGGCGATGCTCATCAGACTCAGCCTGGAACTGATGTTCCTGCCACTGAGGATTTTGAGGTTCCTTTCCGCGCGTTAGGTTTCAACATCGGAACGTACTACTACCTCTCGCTTGAAACGCAGCAAGTGATTGCTCTGACGGGTCCGGCGCACAACAAAATGAACCTGTTTACCATCGCGCCGTTGCAATACTGGCAGAGAGAGTTTCCTGCCAAAACCGGCGTCGATTGGGATACGGCTGCCGACACGATGATGCGCCTATGTGCCAGGCGCGGAATCTTCTCTCCGGAAATCCTTCGCGGTCGCGGTGCATGGCATGACGATGGCCGGACGGTGCTGCACTGCGGGGACCGGCTATATGTGGATTCCACGCCTACCTCGCCGGTCGAAATTCGCAGCCGATTTGTATATGAACGCGCGCTTCCATTGCGCTCGCAGATCGACAATCCACTGACAGCAGGCGAGGCATCCCAGTTCCTTGATCTGGTGACGATGTTGCCTTGGGGCACTGACATGGATGCGCTTTATCTCGCGGGATGGTGCGCGCTGGCTCACATTGGCGGGGTGCTGCCGTGGCGACCGCACCTATGGGTTGTCGGGTCGAAAGGCTCCGGAAAGTCGCACGTTATGTCCCAGATTATCCGGCCTATCCTCGGGGACAACTGCCTGTTCGTTGTCAGTGAGACAACGGAAGCCGGGGTCCGGCAGAGTCTGCGCCACGATGCACTGCCCGTGCTGTTTGATGAGGCTGAAGGCGAGGATCAACGCTCCCAGGACCGGCTGCAACGCATCCTGACTCTGGTCAGGCAGTCATCGAGTGAAACCGGCGGGCGCATCGCCAAAGGCACCGTGTCTGGCACCGCCCAGAGCTTCCAGATTCGCTCCTGCTTTGCCTTCTCATCGATCAACGCGAGTCTGGTTCAGCAGTCCGACCGCAGTCGCGTGACCGTGCTAGAACTGCGCCAGGATCGCCGCGTCACGCCTTTTGAGACGCTTCTGGCTGCGGAAGCCAGACTGCTCGATGAACGCTTCATCCAACGCTTCTACGCGCGGTCCATCAGGCTTGCCAGCGTCATCAGGAGCAACTCCTCGACGTTCGCCCGCGCTGTCGCTGCGGTGATGTCAGAGCAACGCGCCGGGGACCAAATCGGCACTCTTCTGGCCGGTGCATGGTCGCTCAGATCGGATGACCTGGTGAGTTTCGATGAGGCATCTGAATGGGTCGCGCGCCACGATTGGACCGATCAGAAACAGGAGGTTCAGAGTCAGTCGGATGAGAAATCTCTGGTCGATTTCCTGCTCCAGCAGATCGTCAAAGTGACAACCGGGACCGGCCAGAGGGACCGGACGATAGGTGAGCTGGTCGATGAAGTGCGTCATTCTGAGTTCGATTCGGAGATCGCGACACGCACTTTGGGCCGCCTTGGGATCAAGGTCGAGGGGGGTGGAGTCCTGATTTCCAACTCAGCAGATGGCATCAAACGCCTCTTACGGTCCACACCCTGGGCCGTGAACTGGTCGAAAATCCTCCGCAGGCTTCCAGAATCGCGCGCGGCTGGCGTGACGTATTTCGGATTCTCGGGATCGGAAAGTCGGGCAGTTTGGGTGAAAATCTAAGGCCGGACCGTAAGAAGCGTAAGAAGCGTTAGAAATTCAGCCTTTAAAATCAATGACCTAACGGTTCTTACGTTTCTAACGCGGAAACATAATATATATATAGGACACACACACACAGATACGTTAAGACACACACACAATCTCTCATGTATATATATATATATCTGTTAGAAGTGTAAGTAGTGTAAGAAGGCTTTGAAATCAATCACTTGCAACTTACGTTTTACTTACGGTTGGTTTCAGACCGTTAGAAACTCAGATTTGACACCTTAGCGCAACCGTACTAGTCTCTGCGGACCATCACTGGAGATCGTGAGATGAACCAAAAAGAACCGCTGCGGGATCAAATTTTGTGCTGCCTGTTGTTTGCTGCGCTCGGCGTGTTGGCCGCTGGCGTGATGATCGAGTGGGCTGCGGGCTGCGGCGAACACTACATCGACGCGGCGGGCGTTACCCATCAGAATGAGTGCATCTTTTTGGATCGCGGAGATCGTCATGGGAACTGAGGTCCGGCTGGACTTTTCGAGAGAGTTCGCGGTTGCGCGGCGAAACTTCCAGCAGAAGATGACTGCATCCAATTTTCGCTTTGCGATGGCAAAGACTCTGACTGAGATGGCGCAGAAGTCCCAGGCGGCAGTGCGAGCCGATCTGCCGCGTAAGTTCATCGTGAGGCGACCGTGGATCGCGAACGGTATCCGGATCAAAACCGCAACCAAATCGGGTTTGTGGAGTGCGATTTACTCGCTCGACTCGGGTGGACGGCGACCGTTTATGACTCGCCAGGAGTTTGGCGGGATCAAGGCTCCGGAGGATGGCGAACATATCGCGGTGCCCTGGAAATCAGTTTTTCCCCGTGGATCAAAGGCACTGATTCCACAAAACATGAAACCGAAAGCCCTGCTCGGAAGTGCAAAGCCGGTTACCAACGAAAAAGGAACGGTCGAAACACATCGGCAATCCGGCGTCAGACGAGAATTCAAGCGAAATGGCGTTGTCCGGCGCGTGTGGGTTTCTGTCAGTTCATCGTTCAAAACTTTGAAAGTCACCGGCAAGCGAGCCGGTATCCAATGGATTTTGATCAAAAAGGGGAACAAATACGTTCCGGCTTGGTTGTTGATCGACAAAACCAAAATCAAAAAGACCCAGTTTCTTTTGGTGCCTACGGTCAGGACGATTAACAACAACCTGTATGGCGCGATGACTCGAAATATGTATGAGGCTATTAAGCCAAAGGGGTCAAGATGATTGAAAACGACTGGCAAGAGTTAGTTCTTCCAAATCTTTATGAATGCGAAATGTGCGGCGATCCAATATGTGAAATACATGATGCTCATTATTCTGAATGCGAATGCATTGGACTCAGCAATGATGAATACGAGTATGTGGAAATTCACGGCAGAATCTTTGCAAGAAAAAACCTAAGGAAATGCGAATGAAATACGGATCAGTTTGTAGTGGCATTGAAGCAGCCACAGTTGCCTGGCATCCGCTAGGATGGAAACCATGTTTTTTTAGTGAGATAGACAAGTTCCCGCGTCAATTGCTTTCGCACCATTATCCAGAAATCCCACTTCATGGAGATTTCACAACTATAGAGGCCGGACAATATGCAGCTATCGATGTTCTTGTCGGAGGAACACCCTGCCAGTCATTCTCAATCGCAGGATTGCGAGCTGGATTGGATGATCCGCGTGGCAACCTCATGCTCGAGTTCGGTGCGCTTGCTAAACGATTGCGGCCCCGTTGGTTGGTTTGGGAAAACGTCCCCGGTGTCCTGTCATCAAACGGAGGACGGGATTTTGGTGCCTTTCTCGGGATGTTGGGCGAACTCGGGTATGGGTTCGCATACAGAGTTCTTGACGCTCAGTATTTCGGAGTCGCCCAAAGACGCCGCCGTGTTTTTGTTGTCGGATACGTTGGAAACTGGAGATGTGCCGCAGCGGTTTTATTTGAGTCCGAAAGCTTGCGCGGGAATTCTGCGCCGAGCAGCAAAAAGAGGAAAATCTCTTCCTCCTGCGCTTTACCAAGCGTTGCAGGAAGTCTCGACACGCAATGTGGATCAGGAAAACTCACTCATCAAAGCATCTCAAACGGACATTTGATTGGAACCATTACGGCGAGAATGTTCAACGCTTTGGGTGCCAGAGATGTTGAGGAGGGAGCCATAGTTCCTGTAGATGGAACAGGGAAAGGTATTACATCAGTACCGATTAGTTTTGGGGCGCAGATGTCCAACCCACAAACTGATGAAAACCTCACTCAGACGCTGCAAGCAAAAAACCCAATGGCAGTTGCGTTTGATACCTATAATCAAACTGTTAGCACAGAAATTGTTCCAACCTTGTGCATCCAAGGAGATACACAAGGTGGCAATGCATCAGTGTTGCAATTAAGAATTGACGAGAATTCTGTTGCGGTATCGGCAGAGCATTACACTCACGACTATTGCCAAGACAGGGTTTACAGTATTGATGGCATCAGTCCCGCGCTCAATACAGCGCAACGCCACAACATACGCACTGCAATGCAAGTCCGGCGCCTTACACCGCGCGAATGCGAACGCCTACAAGGATTTCCGGATGATTACACCGACATAAAACCTAGTGGAAAAAATACTCCGGACGGTCCTCGATATAAAGCTCTCGGAAACAGCATGGCAGTTCCAGTAATGCACTGGATCGGAAAAAGAATTCAGATGGTGGAGTCGATATGAACCCTGCACAACAACTCGCAGCAATGCGGAAACAGCACACTCATCAATGCCGTGTTTGCGCCGCGACATTCACGGGATTGGCGCAGGCAAAAACGTGCAGCAATGCCTGCCGACAAAAACTCAGCCGACAAAACATTGGGGTCCGGCCAGGGTCCGGCTAGGTTTGAATTGAATGTGGTTTGACGGGGTCCGGATGGGGTCCGGCCAGGGTCCGGCCAGGGTCTAGCGGAGGGGGGCAATTTGCCCTCAATTTGCCCGTTTTTCGACCGCGGCCAGGCGCTGTGGCACGTTACTGGCCCGCTGACCAGGGCGCGCCCCCCCCCTGCCCGCCCCCCTGCCCGCC